CACGCAAGTACCTGTGGCGGGGCCAATGCTCTGGTACAGAGCTTTTGCCACAGGCGGTGCCGGTCGTCCGGCCACTTCTCCAGGGTGCGGTCTGCGTAACCCCCTTCACGCATTGGGGGAGGCTTATGCCATCCTCGGTCGCCCATCTAACCGAGGCGTCCAGTTATCCGTCAGGTACCATGATGCCATCACTGGACCACGCATCATGGCTGGATAGAACAATGGGTGCGGACCACCCACATAGCTGCGATGGCACCTACCGGCCAAGGAGCAGAACTCAACACCGGATGGGGGCGAACAACCCAGGTAACTGACCCGGCTTTGCCCAGTGAGGGACTGACCCCTCGGCCCCCGACCGTGCCTCCCCTCTCAGCCTACACACGGCTTCGGTAGTTTGGTCCCCCGTAACGGGACATGCCCGGAGTAAAGTGCACACAGGAGTTAAGAGCTCCCAACTAAGCCGGCAGGATTAAGGCCCCAAACCGCAGGTAAGTCCCCGGCCGGTCTGTCCAACATGGGGGTAAGCCCATGTTCCTCGTGAGTGACTCTGCCATGCACGGGCAACCGCCCGAACACGCCTAGAGGGGGGCTCTCGCCCCCCGCGCCCTCACTATGTCGTTGTTGGTTTCCGTGACGCTCCCCCTGTGCGGTTGGTCGCTTCCACTAGCAATGGCCCTTGAAATGTGATGCTTGAGCGCTTAGACGCTACCACACCACGTGCGCAACATGACAGCTTAGACCGTACCGTTGCGCACGGACCGCTTGCCGTGACACCTCCGCTCCATGTCCCTAGGTTTCCGCCGTACCTCCGATTCGGCCCGTTGGCTTGGCACCGGGGTGAACCAACAAAGCTGCCCATCAGGCGTGGCCGCCGCACTTTTACCCGAAGGCGTTTCGTGAAGTGCACCGGTTTCCACGAGTTGAAACGAATCAACAAGATAATCCCTGACACGCCAATGTTGTCCACCTACCCACCCGCAAGTTCTGCTCTCCATCGCCCCGCAGACCGTCCGCACCATTGCTCTCGGAGGAGAGGCGCCTAAACGCCTAACTCGCCAAGACCATCAAGACCCTGCCCGTCTCTGTCGCCCAGCGGACCGCACTGAACGTCCACAGTTTGGGTCAACCAGGTCGCTCCCGCGAGGACCCGCGGGAGTTCAGTCTTGACCACAGAGACGAGGAAGGCCTCGATGACCTTTTGCTCCTCCGGAGAGTACCCGTACGCCACCTCGAAGGAGTGCCGGCACGCGTCAGTTATCGTTTCCTGACGGTAACCTGGCACACCCAACAGTCTAGCTTCAAGAAGATGCTGGTTTTGCGACTGTGTGAGTTCCTTGTAACCTTTGGTCACCTCGATAACAGCCGCGAAATACGGCTGCAGCAAGGGTATGCCAGCTACAAGTGAGCCTTCGGCTTGGGCAATGGCGCGCACCAATCGCGGGGTGATCTGCGGCTCGTGAAAATGACGATACCCGCAGAACGCACCCGAGATGGTTTTCCAAACGTTGCGCACCATCTTCAGACCCTTGCCTGTTCTCACCGGCTGGCACTGTCCAAAGGTTATCTCCTCGATGGACATACAAGGCTTTTCAAGCGTCACCTCGTGCGAACACACGGAGCTCATGCTTCGGGAAAAGCCAGCGTAAACCTCACCCGCGCTCAACCGGTCAACAAAGATCAGACAATTGTCACCGTCAGCCAAAACCGACCACCGCTTCGCACAGTTTGCGCGCTCCAGAGCAGCGATGACGAAGACACCCATCAGCAAGGTGTTACCCAAGCCGGTGTTGTAATCGCCACTTGCCCTGCAGCCCGGTCGACTGTAGCGAAGACCATGGTTGGTCTTGCCCTTCAGCACCAATTGCTTCTCAAGCAACCAATTGAGAACGGGGTCCTTGGGAAACGCCGCTTTATAGACCGAATGCTCGAGCCTCAGTTGCTGCTCGGTGACATGCGCCTCAAAAGCCTTGCCGTCCACCTCGAAGACCACACAGTCCCCAACATCCTCCATCTTGCGCGATATCAATTCCGCGCGCTGTCGGTGGTTCAACCCCTTTGCCGACACCCGACTCCTAGGACAGCCGTGACCCGCTTTCCAGCGGCGCCACAGCATATGCTCGAGAGGTTTCAAAAACGACGCAAGCACCAGGTTGAATCGAGCAGTCCTGGGATTGATGAGCCTGGGCTTAGCGACTTTGACGTTTGGGTTGAACTTCTCGCCCTTAAGGAAAGCGCTCAACTTCGCGTCATCATCACCCAGTTCATCAACACCAAGACTCTCGAGAGCCTCCTGGTACCTCCGCCGCAGACTGCCACTATACGAGTCGACAGTCCTCTCGAGCGTCCACCTCTCCAGATTGGCGTGCCTTGCCAAGTTCTTCGGTGTCCTGAAGAACTCCGCCTGTGCCCGTGCACGAAGCGGCTCTGGAGGTGTGGGTCCTAGGGTACGGAGCCGCAGGGCTGCCCACTCATTACATTGGCAATCTGAGTGGACAGCGGGCAACCAACACCCCTCCAAGGCGGGTACGAATACCCGAAACATCCGCCGCTTACTGGGGTCGCAGAGGGACAGCCTCGAATCGTCAACCGTAACCGACAACTTGGCGTCATCCCGCAAAGGCGGGAGCTCTAAATCTTGAGCGCAGACACCAAGCCCGGTGTTCGAAACGAAGCCCCTCTAAGAACAACCCCCAATAAGCTCACCCCCGAGGATCTGGTCAGGCGGCGAGAAGCCCCACTCCCACATGTCAATGTCGTCAAGGTCTCTACCTTGTCCGTCAGTGACGGGAGTGCGGCCTGTCGCCAAGACGTCGTTGTGGGAACGCGTCCTCCTACTTACCTGGCCGCCCAGCGAAACCAATGCGGTTTGCTCACTACGACCCACGGTGTAAACGAGGGCAATAGTGCCAGCAATGGTCTCAGCCAAGTACTGGGCGGGGTATTCCAGCTCACGCGCAACACGCTTGGAACGCGCACGCAAGCTGGAGAGGAGGGCCACGTCACGAGCCCGGAACAACACGTAGTTGTATAGCTCGAGCCAAAGCCCGAGCGACACAACCAAACGTTGCCCGTTCA